CGTCGCTGATGGCGTTGCCGATGCTTCGACCGACACGATCACGGTGCAGCCCGGCAGCGAAGACGTGAACCGCACGGCCGGCACCGACGACATCACGATCAGCGTTCCCGTCGTGGCGACGCCTCTGGTCGTCACACTCGGATGACCGCCGAAGTCGTCGTCACCCAGACGGCGGATGGCTGGGACGTTCACATCACGAAAGCGGATGACGTCGTGGTGCGCACGGTCGGCAAGCGCATCACCGTGGCGGTGATCCCTGACGATGACACGTCGCCGGAGACGCCGCTCGCCGTGACGCTCGGCGCGCCGGAGACGGTGACGGCATGACCGTCGAGTCGGCGCTCGTCATCCTCATCATCGTCGTGGCCGTCGTCCTCCTGCTCGGAGCGGTGCGGCGATGACAGCGCCGACAAGGAGTCCATACGTGGTCATCACCGCGAAGTGGGTGCTGGTCTTGGTGGCCGTCATCCTCGTCATCCTCGCCGCCTTCGATGTGAAGGTGAGCGATGTCAACCTGTTCTATCTCGGCATCGCGGCGTTCTTCGCGTCGTACCTGGTGCCGTGAGATGGCAAGTGCTGGCGACGTGACTGTCACGATCCGGGCCAAGGACGAGGTCACGCCCGTCCTGCGTCGGATCAGAGCAGAGTTGTGGGTGCTTCAGCATCCTCGCTTTGTGTTGGCCGTCACGTCACTCGGTTGGGGGATGCTCGGCTTTGTGTTCGCGTGTCTCCTGTTCGCTCTCGGAGTGAGGCTCTAGAACATGAGTCGCAAGCACCCGCACCGCGCCGGCAATCAGCCCGTGACTAGGCGCTACGTGGCTGGTGTGGTGCGGCGTGCCCGCAACGACATCCTCTCGGCGATCGTCTACGCACCGCGCGCAGACGATCCGAAGTGGCGCGGCATTGAGCCGCTTCCTCTCCCGTTGGGTGTCATGCCTAACGGTCACCTCGATTTCAAGTGGCACCCAACCGGCCCATCGCCTGAACGCCTAGAGCGCTACGCCGGCCCAATCGGCAAGGAGTCCTGACATGGCATTTACCCTCTCAGCCGGCGTGGATGCCGGTCAGTCGTCCTTCCCGATGTCGGGTTCGCCGACGTTCACCGTTCGCCCGTTCCTCGCCCAGATCGAGTCCGAGCAGGTGCTCGTGCTCGCCGCCGGTGGGACTGTCTGGGGGCCAGTCCTCCGCGGTCAGAACGGAACCAGCGCGAGCGCCCACGTCATCAGCACCGTCATCACGCCCGTGTTCGGCCTCGTGAGCGAGGGTTCGTCGGTTGGCGGCACGCTTGCGTCGCTGTCGAACGCAAACCTGCTCGACATGCGGGCATCGGCGGATGCCGCCGGCGACAGCCGGACGATCTACAGCCGCCTGACCTTCGCCGCCACTGGCGCATCGGGCGAGGCTGTCCGCGCCTACGGTCTCGTCACCGGCGCCGCGGCCGGCACTGTGAACGGCGCCCACCTCAGCCTCATCGTCAACACGGGCGGTTCGATCACCGGCTCCGCTCATGCGATCCGCGGCACGTTCGAGTCCGACGCCTCCGTCGCGGTGGGCGGCGCGATTTCTGTGCTGCATTTGGATACGAACTTCGGAAACTCCGCCACCTTCTCCCCGAAGATGGCGTTCATCAGCATGGACAACCTCGGAACGCCGAAACCCGCCTACATGCTGAACATCACGAACCCCGACACGAACGCAATGTTCGTCAACGCGGGGACTGGCGGGACTGCCTCAGCAGGCTACGCTAGTGGCGCTGGCATCCCGGCCAAGGTGCTCAAGTGCACAGTTGCGGGCACTGACTACTGGCTCCCGCTGTACAGCTCGAACTCGTAAGCGATGGAGATCACCCGCGATTTGCTGGTGGCCGAACGGGCCAGCCTCGTTGCTCAGCGTGACGAGGCGGCCCGCCGTGCCCAGACAGCGGATGGCGCACTCCAACTCATCGATGCGTTGCTGGCGCGGCTCACTACCCCTGCCGCTCCTGCCGCCGTCTCACGCCGCAGCGTCTCTGCGACCGTTGTACGCGCACGTCGCCGCGCAATGGCTGAGCCTGCCCACACGCCAGTCGATATGGAGAAGTTCGGTCATATGCTGGAGGCCCCGAAGGCGTGATCGTCGTTCACTACCCCTGCCGCTCCTGCCGCCGTCTCACGCCGCAGCGTCTCTGCGACCGTTGTACGCGCACGTCGCCGCGCAATCACGGCGGCGTGTCGTCTGCGGCGCGTGGATATGGACAGGCGCATCGGGCAGAGCGGCGAGCGTGGGCGGAGGACGTGGAGGAAGGCGGCGTGGCTTGCGCTCGTTGCGGTCGGCTCATCTGGCCCGGCGAGGCGTGGGACCTCGGGCACAGCGACGACCGAGCGACCACGGCGCCGGAGCACATGCGCTGTAACCGCGCGGCGCCGCGGATGGCCGACGCCAGTCCGCGGAATGCCTTCTCGCGATCGTCGCTGACCGTGACGCACATTTCCGCGAGAGATAGTTGACGTGGCAACCGTTGTCCGCCGCCTCCGCAAGCCTCCGCAGCCCTTCACCGTGCCCCACTTCCGCGCCTGGGCCGCGGACCTCCTCCTCGACACGGAGCAGCCGTTCCGCCCGGAGCACTTCCAGGAGGTGTTCCTCCGCGACGTCTTCTCTGGCGTGCGTGAGGCATGGCTGGTGGTGCCAGAAGGCAACGGCAAGACGACGCTAATGGCTGCGCTGGCGCTCTACCACTGCGAGTACCGACCGCACGCCGCCGTCTCGATCGCTGCCGCATCCCGCGAGCAGGCGGAGATCATGTACCGCCAGGCGGAAGGGTTCGTGCTTCGTACACCGCGGTTGCACGAGTTGATTGAGTCGCCCGTCCAGAAGGCCAAGGGTAAGAAGAAGCTCCTGGTACCGCGGTTCGTCTGTCTCGAGGGCTACCGCCGAGTCAACCACTTCGGCGGCGGGCGCATCCAGGTCTTCGCCGCCGATGACCGGACGGGCGACGGCATCATCCCGACCTTCGGCCTGATCGACGAACCGCACCGCCAGCGCGACCTCTCGCTGTACCGCACGTGGGCGGGCAAGCTCGAGAAGCGGGACGGGCAGATCGTCGCCATCTCCACCGCGGGCGAGCCGGGCTCCGATTTCGAGACGACGCGCGAGGCCATCCGCAAGTCAGCGGAGACCGTGACCGTCAGGGGTTCCTTCACGCGGTCCGCGTCGCCCGGTATGGTGCTCCACGAGTGGGCCATCGCAGCCGACGAGAAGCCGGACGACTTCCGCGCCGTCAAGCGGGCCAATCCGTTCTCCGGGATCACGGTTCCCAAGCTCCGCGCCAAGTACAACCGCCCGACGATGACGATGCAGCACTGGCTCCGGTTCGTCTGCAACCGGCCGACGCGCTCCGTCGCCGCCGCGGTCGAGGAGTCGGAGTGGCGCAACGCCGGGACGCCGCCGGTCATGATCCCGCCCGGCGTTCCGATCTGGCTCGGGCTCGACGTTGCGTGGAAGTGGGACACCACGTCCGCCGTGCCGCTCTGGTGGCGCGACCAGCACTGGCGGGTCCTCGGGCCTGCCACCATCCTCGTCCCGCCACGCGATGGCACGAGCCTCGATCCGGCCTCGGTCGAGAAGGCGCTGACCGATCTCCACGCCCGCAACCCGGTCCACACCGTCGTGATGGACATGAGCCGCGCTGAGCAACTCGCGCAGTGGATCGGGGACACCCTCGGGGCAACCGTCGTCGACCGGCCGCAGTCCAACGTCTTCGCCGCCGAAGACTACGAGCGTTTCATGGAAGCGCTCCGCTCTGGTTGGCTGAAGCACTCCGGCGACGCCGGGCTGACGGCCCACGTTCTCAACGCGATCACCCGCGTCCTCCCTGCGGGCAACGCTCGCTTCGATCGCCCGGCTGAGGCACGGGTTAGCGACCAACAGGAGCGGCGCGTGATCGATGCTCTGTCCGCGGCCTCGATGGTCCACGCTGTGGCCGCGCAGCCCGCGGAGGCGATCCCGGAGCCGGCCATCCTCGGGCTCCTGCGCGGTATCGTCGGCCCGCTCCCGGATCGCGCGCCGGTCCCCGTGGCCGCCTTCCCGCGGCTCCTCGGTTCGCATGAGGTGGCCTCGCCATGAGCGAACACATCCTCCCGGCCCTGAGTGCGAGTGAGGGACCGGCGGGGGCAGGTACTCGCCCTGGACGGACTCGATCGGGGACGCCTGATCCTGTCCGCGCCGCCGGCCGCCTGTACCTCGGCAACCGTGACGTGCGTTCGCCGGAGGTCGCAGGCCGCGCCACCTTCGAGGTGATCTCCGACTGGCAGGCGACGATCGTCAAGAACGCACTCGGCCAGCGGTTCCGCGCCTCGGTCCGCGTCGGGCTCCGCCGGCCGTGGTGGATGCCCGCGCCGCTCTACCGCGCCCTCATGCGCTCCGTCGTCACCGAGTCTCGCTGGGAGCAGAAGCGATGAGCGTGATCCTCGGTCCTGACGGCCGCCCGCTGCCGCCGTCCATGCTTCCCGTGCCGCTTTCGAAGGCCGGCATCGACTCGGCCCTGACGACGGGCTCGCTGCCCGCCGGAGCCGTGGCGCAGAGCGACCTGTCCGGCCTCGCCGCCGCGCTCGGCGGCGGTCTCAACGTCACCAGTTCGCTCGGCCCAGGAGTCCCTGTCGGTCCGGCCCATCAGGAAGAGGGCCATCCGCGCTGGTGGGACTACGTTCCGGGTCAGAACGTCACGATCAGCCCGCGCTACGGGGAGCAGTACAGCTTCGACACGCTGTACGCTCTCGCGAACACGTGGGACGTGGCCGGCATCGCGATCGAGAAGCGCAAGGATGAGTTCCTGAAGCTCGAGCCGATGATCCGGCCGAGCCCCGTTCCGGGGCAGACGC